GGCTTTCTCCCAATCCTTACGGCTACCTTTGTCGTTTGATATATCCCCATCCAGATCTCCTGCAAGGGAGGACATCTCACCCTCGTCCATCTCTTCTGCGAGGTTTAAACCAAAGTCTTCATCTCCGGCTTCAATGGAGATATCAAGTCCATCTGCGTGAATATGGACTGCCTCGGGATCCACGATCTCAATCTCAATCCCGTCCTCGGCCTGAGCCAATTCATCCAGCCCAGCGGGGGCTTGGTACAAACTTTTATCAAAATTAGCCATTGGGTATCCTTAGTAATATTCGTATTTACGCCGAAAGATAGGGGGTTCATCTTCCTCATCAGAGGCAATCTGAATAAAACCACCCTGCCGAAACCGCATCAAGGCTTGGCTGCTGGAGTCAACCAAGTCATCGTTATCCCCATAAGGGAATGCAGCCATTTCTTCCATAACCTCATCTGCCCAGCGTGTTGTGGGACACCATACAACTCCAGAGGCAAATAGGTCTGCAATAGAGTTTACACGGCTTATTTTGTCATTGCCCTTGCCCGGTGTGTACTCCGATAGGGGAACTCCAATCTTCCTTAGCTCATAAATCAAAGGAGCGCCAGCGGCACGCTTCTCAATAATTAATGTATCTGGCTCCCACTGTTTATACAACTCAAGAGCCATCTTCTTAAGCTCAGGGAACTCCATACGTTGTTTAAACGCATCCAATAGGATAATGTTAGTCTTGTACTCACCGCGCTCATTGGGGTGTTCAAATATCCCCCAAGTTGTACAAGCTGAATAGTCTGCGCGGTTGTTCTTCTCAAATGCCGTATCCCAAGACTGGATAATGTAATCACACTGTGGCATCTTCTCTGGTTCCCAGATTTGCCACTGATCCCTTTTGATAATTGCACCCTCATTACCTGTTGGGTTTTGTTGATACTGGGCTTCCCATTTGGCTACCGGTAGTTCTGCCTTGAGGGATTCAAGTTCTTTCTTTGACCAAAACGCAGGCCACAGAGGTGTTCCTGAAGGAAGAATGGCGGGGAACTCTATAACCTCCCACTCATCCACCCCATCATTACCAGACTTCTTTAAGATCTGCCCCGTTAAATCCCGGGTTGCCCATCGGGTCATAACAATGATAATCGCCCCGTTAGGCTGAAGACGCTGCCGAGGCCCAGAGGTATACCACTCATAAACCCCGTCAAAGATGGCTGGGTTATTCTGTTTGGCTTCCTGCTCTGAATGAGGATCATCAATGATCAAAAGATCTGCACCCTTACCGGTAACGGCTCCTCCAACACCAATAGCAAAGTAGTCTCCTCCTTTGTTGGTGTTCCACCGACCGGCGGCTTTGGAATCACTAGATAACTTGGTATCAAAGATCTTTGCGTAATCTTCAGAAGAGACCAGATTCCTAACCTTCCTACCAAACCCTGTAGAGAGTTCTGCGGTGTGAGCAGTCTGGATAATCTTCTTCTCAGGGAACTTTCCTAAAAACCAGCTTGGGAGAAGGAAAGAAGCAAATTCACTCTTAGTGTGCCGGGGAGGCATATTGATGATAAGCCTCTTCAGTGTTCCATTAGCCACTCTCTCAAAAGCATCTGCCATGATTTTGTGATGCTGCCCTGAGATAAATATAGGCCACATCTGCTGCACAAAGAACAAAAATGATTCTCTGCACTTCTCAACCCTGTCCATCTCCAAGAGCATATTGATCTTAGCTCGCTCAGTATCGGGGACTTTATCCACAATACTCAAATACTCTGAGATCTCTTTTGCTGTTAGGAGAGTCATAGCTTTGCCATCTCCTTCATAGACCTATCTGAAAGCTTGATTGAATGAAACTTATATGGCTTCAATTCAATATGCCCATCCTCTTTTAACCTATGAACAATCCTGTGGATGTTTGACTTAGAAGTCATTCCCAAAGATCTAGCTATCACCTCATAAGAAGGCGACACACCATGAAGCCTAATGTAGGCTCTGATGAAGTCCAAAACTAGCTGTCTGCGTTCAGTCATTCCGTAAGTTTAAACGATATTGCGTACGTTCGCATCTTTTTTCTAAAAATATATATACCCCCCGGGGGTATGGAAAAGAAAGAGATGGGGGTATGTAGCTATGTAATCGTTAGAGCGGATTAGAGCGTAACATGTGCGGGGGCATGTGCGGGTCATTAGGGGGGTGGGGGTACGGTGGGGTCTCGCCATTCCGTTTAAACCACCAGCCGTTTACACCGCTACGCCGCCTTGCCGCCTAGTAGCTTGAGATGCCCTGACAGTTCCCGCTTCAACTGATCCGCCGTTGGTGCTGGAGCCTCTGTATCGGACTGTGGTGTAAACACACCTGCCGCTTTGCCCATCAACTCCAATGCTTTTAAACGACTGCCTTCCTGCTTGGCTCCCTTGCTCATTGCAAGAAGCTGCCTCAGCACATATCGTTTGGTCGCTGCTAGATCCTCAGTGAGTGCTTCTGCCGTCTCTCCCCATGCATCCTCCAGCATCTGTCCGATCACTGGATGTCTTGTGAGCTTGTATGCGTTAGCACTGATCACCCTGTTACTTGATTGGTCATCTGGGTATGCCTCTCTATACGCATCTGCGTTACTCTTCCCCTCTATCTTTGCTCTTACGAATGCCAACTGCTTCGGGGTTAACTGCCTCTGTCGCGGGGCGGTGATCACCTGACCGTCTTTGCGCTTTGCTGGTGCGTCTGCTGCTGCTGCCAGCACCTCAGCATCAGTATCTGCCCATTGGTCTGCCTCTAACTCACCACTCTGCTGCGCGGCGTTTTCTAGATCATTAAGATAGTCTATTGACGTTGTCTTACCCATAGGTTTTCCCCTTTGCGTGGTCTTTACTGGTCAAGTATACAGCACTGGCGATTTAAACAGCACTGTTCGTGGCCCAATGTTATCCACAGGCTGTGCATAAGTAAAGTTATCCACCGCAAATTGTGGATAATAAATGCACCAAAATGGTGAAAAACGCGATAGAGCGACTTCAGCGCATGGGTCAAGGGGTAGGGTGCTTGAACCCCTTAAAGTCGCTCAGATCCGTTCAAAATTTGGCAAATAGACACATTGGAGACACCTGCTGGCACAGTCCATGCTACGTGCGCGCATCGCGTATCTTTATTAGTCACTGGTAAGCCTGTAATCCCTGCTTCAATCAATAACCTTACGTTTTAGTCAGGTAACTATTGCGCCCATGTTTTAAACACTACTACAATGTGATTGTGCAATGTCGCACAGTAACTTAGAGGTCAACATGAAAGCTTATGTCTCACTGGTCAAGTACGCAATACACAACGGCTATACCGTATCGGTATGGGATGGCGAAGAGTGGCAGGTAAAGCGATCCAATTCCTACCGCAATATTGTCGAGGCCATCACTAGCGTAGAAGAGGCAGTGCTAGTGATCCGCGATAACAAGGGCTTGAAAGCCGCCACCGCCACAGTGCAGCCATATGGTGTCGAGCCTGATGAGACCGTCAGCGATTGGGTGATCAGCCCCTTCATGGATCAGTGGGAGGCTGGCTATAAATTTATGATGGCCTGACATTCCAGCCACTAGCCCTGCCGCGCAGGGCCTGTGAGTGCAATGTCGCACTACCTTGGAGATACCAACCATGTACACCGCTCAGATCAATGCCCACGGTAACGTGATCGTCTGCAAAGGCGATACCGTCCGTAATTCGTACCGGATCATCTTTACCGGATCCTATGCCGACTGCCTCAAAGTAAAGGCAGGTGCAGCATGAAAATCTACTCTACCCGCGAGGAATGGCTAGTCGCAGCCGTTGAGGAATTCCGCCCTCTGTTCGCTGCCTACGCATCCCCCATTGCCGCCAAGGTGCGTGTCACCTGCGGTTTCCCTTCCAACGCCAAGCGCGGCGGTGCAATCGGCGAATGTTGGGCAGACACTGCAAGCGCAGACAAATCGATGGAGATCCTGATCTCCCCCACTATCGCAGACCCAATGCGCGTGGCTGACATCCTTGTCCATGAGCTTTGCCACACCGTGGCTGGCGCCATGAATCACGGCAAGGCATTCCAAAAGGCCGCTGATGCTATGCACCTGATCCCTGCTGCGGGGAAAAATGGCTACAAGGCCACAACTGGCGGCGATGCATTCCGCGCTGCATTCGGGCCGATCATCGATGGCCTTGGCGACTACCCTCACGCGCAGCTATCGATGGCTACCCGCAAGACGCAAGCAACCCGCATGCTTAAGGCGGTCTGCCCATCATGCGGCTACACCGTGCGCCTCACTGCAAAGTGGGCTGCAATGGGCATGCCGTCCTGCCCTGTCGATGGCGACACTTTTAACCTTGGAGCATAAGCATGGCAATAGATCACGAAATCGACATCCTTCAACTGCCTATCTCGGTTGTGCATGGTGCTTGGAGGCAATTCCACGGCAACCAGTCGTGGGTCAGCAAGAGCCATGCCGCCGAGGTCATGGCAAGGGCGATCCGCAGTGGCGGCCCCTATACCTTGGCAGACGTTCGCAATGCCGTGCCTCTGCCGTTCGTCAACACTGCCGCTAATGCAATGGTTGACTCGGTGCGCGATACCCTGCAAATTGAACAGGCGGTAAACCCTGTTCGCACCGTTGCTGACCGTGCAGATCAGCGCTCACTGGACACTGCCAGCAGACTGTCCCGCGCACTGGATCGACTGGATGTAGTCGAGCAGGGCCAGCCCGTGCTGATCGAGGCCATCGAGGCGGTAGACAAGGCGCTGCGCGGTCTCGCGCTGAACGTGGATGGCATGGCGCAGATCGATCCAGCACTGGTGCAGGGTCAGGTTGCTGCTGCCGTGCGTAATGCGTTTAAACCATTTGAAGCTGCGGTTGCGGCTGCTGGCGCTCAGGCTACAGTGGGGCAGATGGTCTCGGTCTCCAAGGTCAAGACCGTGCCAGTGTCGCAAGCCTTTGATAACGTGGCGGTCTATGACACCAAGGGCAATGAGTTGCTGGTCGATGTCT